CGATAGTATTTGCACTACCACTAGGATTTCCAGTAGTTTTTTGAATAAGCTCCCCATTTTCCAGTACAATCACTGACTTAACAATCGAATCATATATTCGCTCAAGCCTCAATCGTATTTCTGGAGTTTTATCACCTCGGTCTAACATATTCCAACGAATTTCCATTTGCCCATACATTGCCTCTGCAAAGAGTGAAGAATCAAATTCTGATTCATCCAACTCAAATGCATTGGGATGTTTTGACAATCTTCGATACAATCCATCGAAGCCTTGGTTATACTTGTTAGCACCGACGAAAGACCAACATTTGTTGGCTCCCGCATAGAAGTTATTGTTCATGTCCAAACACAAACGATTGCAAGCAACCGAGTGTTCGATCGGCGATGCTGTGAACGTCCTGATTTTGTTCGCTTGTATTTTTTCTACAAGACGTAACTCACATTTTTGTGCACAGGTCCAAATTGGTACCATCACCTGAGGGGCAGTGCCCTGTCCCAACATGTCCCAATAGTCACCTAACGCAGCAATAGCTGGGCTCGATAAGAATTCACTTTTTGTGTGAAATTCCAAAGACCATGGAAAACCACAAGAAGTCGTTTGATCCAATTCCTGGATAACCAACTCTTGTGTAACAACTCTACTCCCACCCATAGCTAGGGCAAAATGCCTCTCAGTCCAATCACCGGCGAGCTCCCACGCATCCTTATTCAGGACGGGTTGAAACTTATCGTATTTCGAAACAGATTTGAAACTAGCTACTAAATTTGGTTGCACCTGACGATATGCTTGTGCTTTTGCAAGCAAAACACTGTCGCCCGATTCTTCCAAAAAACTCATGAAGGAGGCATTAACACACTCCTCATTTTTGGGAAGACCTCTCCTACTGGTTCTCCCTAAATATATTGTATTCCCGTTCTTAAACCATTCTCTGTACTCAGAAGATGGTCGGAACTCTCTGTTACCCGAAAGTTCCATACCCGTTGTTGTTCCTACTGCTCCCATAAAAATTGGTCTCGTTAAGTATTTATGATACCACGCGGCCCATTCAGGAGCTGTAGGCAACGGGACATCTAAAAAGTTTGTTTAGAAATGACATTAAGAGACTTTAACATCTCTACTGTCACAGCTAAACAAACATTTTCCCCATTAGCTCCCGCATTATGCAGAGCAACGAGTTTTCCGTCCCGATTACAAACAGGTGCTGAACAATTGCCATCAACACTGGATGCTGTATAATAACACTTAGTAGCTTTAACACTACCATCAACATCTTTGGCATCGTCAACATTAATAACGGTTCTTATCACCCCATCAGAAACAACATGTTCATTTTTATCAAACGAATCCTTGCTATTATAAGCTGGAAGAAATACAACATCACGAGCTGAAGGTTGTGCACCACGCAACTGATGAAACTTATGCTCTTGAGGCAAACGAAATGCATACAAGTCCCACCCAATTTTCTTACACTGGGATCGCTTACGTACAATTTCTATAATAGTTCCATCAACATTCCTCAATCGGAAGGTAATTGAATCACCACCAACGCGAAATATATGCGCACACACAATAATGCAATTAAAAGCAATCGTACAACACATCGACATTGAACCTGTATCCCCTGTCACGGTTGCCCAACCCACACTTTTAAGCACTTTACCAACCTCAAAACGTGGACCAGTACTAGCACCTTCCTGCTTGGGAGGTGTTTTCTGATCTTTATGCTTTTTGTCCAAAACCTTTTTCTGCGATCGTGATTTATTCTTTTTCTCACGTTTAACATCATGGTAATTACCACACTTTTTATCACAGTTTTTGACTGAACAACGCACAACCTTCTCCTTCTTCTTCGGAGACACTCTTGAGGAAAGGGACATCCCATAATTCACTCCTTCTTGTCTTTCGACAATTTTAAATGTACTAGGAAATGCCACTAAAACATCATCGACAGCGGGTTTAACTTTCTCAAATCGGTTATGAAGCGACTTTGACTCTTTAAATTTCTTAAAATGAGCCTCTTCAAAACCAATTCGCTTATCCCCTCCGTAATCATTGGACATATTATTAATAGCAAATTCAGTACCATGACGTTCAGCCTTTCGACCAATACGACGATACGTATCACCTAATTCATCCACATAAACTAATTCATCAGACTGATCATTAAATTCATAATCAATCCAAGGTTTCCGCTGATGTTGTTTCCCATTAAACTTCTGCTTTTGCATCCGTCTATTCATTCTATTCAAATCAGATGCTTTTCCTTCCTCAACAACCTTCTCAGGATGTGCGAAAGAGCAGTCTTTGCGACGGCATTTACTCCCACTCTTACACTTTACCTTTTCAGGCTCACGTTTCGTAAAACGGGTAAGAACAAGAATAAAAGCAAACAACACAATTAGAATTACGGGTAAGATCCATGGTGCTCTCTTGGATTTCTCCTTAATTGCATTTAAATGAACCTTATCTTCGATTCCATCCCATATAGCATACAAACCATCCCAATAGGATGGAACGGGCTCTTCTGGAACAGCTTGTAAGACGTGCTTTGCGGGGACAA